TGGTTGCTTCAAATGGCATGTTCACCCCGTCAATTGTGGCAGTATAAGGAATAACAGGCAAGAAGCCAGGTACCAGATTCACTGCATACTCAGCAGTGTCTACACCTAGTAATGTTTGACGATTGCCCGGGCGGCCAACACGCTGAGTATCAACCAAGGCAGCATTGATAATTGCTGTAAACTGTTCTTGCCAGTCTGGGTTAGTGGGGTCAGCCCAGTCAACTGTGACATTGCTTAAATTAACTCCATTGTAGTCCACAACGTTTTCTGTTGTGGTAACATTGAATACTTTCAACAAGCCTTGTGCGGCTGTGTTGCGTTTGGGACTGTAGCTTACTAGATTGGCCAGTCGCACAACCGAATCACGACGTTCTGCTGTGTCTAAATAATTTTCACGAGTGTTAAGATCAGTACGGAAAGCAAGTGATTGCCCCATGAACGCAATAATGTCCAGGAGTGCAATAAATTCACTTGATTCAATGTAGTCATTGAATGTTTCTGGATAATACAATCGCAGATAGTCTACAAAACTCTTGCGAAGAGTTTCAAAATCGTAGCTTTGGAAATCTGCTTCCCTATATGTTTGATAGATCTGCTTCCAATCTTCTACGCCAAATATTGCGGTTTGTCTAGTGGTTGTTGCCATTGTTCTGTAACCTTTGTGTCACTGAAAGTATTTATGGTTACTAAAAACGGCGTAGTTATACGTAGGAGGCTACTCGTTGTTGCTGGTCAAAGAAAATGCTGAGTATTTCTGCATTTTGTGTTGGTACCACAGTGAGTTGTATCTCAATCAAGATGCCATTTTCTTGTGGGTATGTTTGAACGTCACTGATAAAAATGCGTGGATCGCCGCCTGCCACACGCTGTATTTCTGCTTCTATTCCGTTTTGAGTTTGGGACGTCTGTGGTTCAAACAAAAAATCCCAAATTATTGTGCCATATGCCGGGCGGCCGGGCAATTGCCCTTGGCGGATATTGAACGCATTCAGCAGGTCTCGTTTGATCAAATCAAAGTCTGTCAATGTAAACTTTTTGTATTGATTAATGGTGTTGAACCCAATGAATGTAGTCATGATAATATTTATATGCTTTGTAGTGCGGCTCTGAATCGGCGAATGTTTTCGAGATCGTTATCTAATAATTCAATCAAGGCCTCAGCGTTTCCAAGTGCCAATCGTGCTTTTGTAGCCAACGTTTTGTTGCTGGCTGCCACAGATGTTGCCAACGCATCTAGCTTGCCAATGAGTGGTGTTACTTCAGCTTTGAGTGCTGTTATTCTTGCTTCCCTGGCATCAACGTTGCTGGATGTCAGTGGTTCAGAAATAATTGCCAGGTCCTTGTTTCCAATAGTGCTGAGTTGCTTGCCAATTTCTTTTAATTCTTGCTCGGCCGCAGGGTTTGGAGTTCCTTTGCTGAAGTTCAAGCTGGGGATCTTATCATTTCCAATCACTCTACCAACAGCGGCATTGAGAGTTGTCTTGTTAATTGTTCCTACAGATCCTGTAACTTGCTTGATATTCAATGACTCGTTGGCTATTTTTTCATCCACTAAGTTTACCGCAAAGGATGCGTCTTTAGCTGTTTGATTGAACTTTGCAACAAGGTCTGGGCTCAAGTCTGCTGTTTGCCCTTTGGCCCAGGCCAGTGTTGCAGTAACATCCTTGGCAGCATTTAATGCAACTCCGCCAATCACTGTTGCTGCCAATTGATCTACAGGCAGACCTAGCGATTTTACTTGAGCTAACCCGGTGGTCATAAGAGTCTGTTGTACTTTGGTTTGTGCTGCCGGATTGGTCAACATATTTTGCACCTGATTGACTCCGTCTTTGCCAGTCCATACTGACGGGCTGTTCAACACACTGGTTATGGAATTTTGTCCTGCGGAAATGTATTTGGCTGCTATGCCTGGTTTGACATATCCGGCCTTTTCCAACTGACCAACATCAAGTCCAAAATTGCCAGCACCACCAAAATTGCTCACAATCGACGATGGTTGTGCCACCAGCTTGCTTGCCTGTGCCAGTGTTCCAGTAACCTGTGAAGTATCTAAGTTTCCAATGCTTCCAAGTGCCGGCAACGCTTTGACAAAGTTTCCTGGATTAATTCCGTTAGAAACTCCAGTCTTGGCAATTGCAGAAGTAATGCCATTGGTTGCTTTGGCAACTGACGCTCCTATACTGCTTATGCCTGAGGTCAACTGAGATTGTGCTGATTTTAATCCATCAGCTACTTGCGTGGCCGCATTCAGTACATCACCAGCTTTGAATCCTGTTAGACCGCCTGTCTTGACTTGTTTTTCAAATATGGCCTGTGCCTGTGCCTGTGTCAGTGTATTGGGACCTGTGATTTTAAATGTTTTTGCACTGTCAGCGTCTACTGGCGCACCCGGTACTTGATCAATGTTAAATGTAAATGTTCCCATGTTACTCTGCCTGTATTTCTATGCCTTCAGGAACAGGTTCTGCTCCCGGAGGTGGTGGTGGTTTGCCTTGTTCAAGACTTAGTTTAACATCAACACCTTCATTGTGATAACTGTAAGGCTCGTGAGTAGGAGCACGGCTCACAATACTTTCTAGTCCATCCTCTAGAGTTTGCCAACCTTTGCTGGTATCAAACTCTGTGTCATCCATTACGGTTTTAACCACAGGCTTTGGCGAAGTCACTGAGGCTGCGCTTGGTCCGTTCAAATCAATGCCGCCAGCGGAGAATGTCAATGTACTGCCGCCTTTCCAAGAACCGTTTGAACTGTCCAAAGCTAGTGATCCATCTGACTTGACTCCAATATAACTTTTGCTGTACAAGGTGAAATTTTCTTGGGCAGTGGCAGTAAATGATATTTCTGCTTCTAGTGTGATATTTTCTTTGGACTTGGCCGTGATATTGCGCCCTGCGTACATGTTGATATCGCGATCAGCGTGTAGATTAATGTCGCCACGAGTGCGAACATTTACAGAGTTTGTGGCAAACACATCTACTGTGCCTTCACTACCAAATTCCAGCCATGTGAGTCCGTTGGCATGTGTGATGTAGAAGAAATCACCTGAGTCGCTCATGGTGATCTGGTGGCCTTTGGCTGTTCGCAAACGGAACAAGGCGTTGTCGCCGTCTATGTTGCCATCGTCCATCACTAGAGTATGTCCGCCCATGCGGCCAATGACCTTGACATCTTGTGGTTTCAATTTGCCCGAGTCAATACGATCTCTAATTTCTCCAGGCTTGATGCCACCTTGATAAACTGCCACACCCGGAGTACTAACTCCAAACACTGCACTAGGTGATTCACGTTGACAACTGCTGGCGATAGGTCCGCGTTCAGGATCATTTATTAGTCCTTGTTGAAATAGTGCGGCTGCCACAACACTGTGAACTGGTTTTTGTTGTTCAAAGAATCGTGGATTGTTAATTATTGCAATGTTGGTGTCATTAATTTCTGTAACAGGTGCTTGGGTGGCATCTGCCAAGTACACCGTTTGATTTTCATTTTGTGGAACAAAGTTTGGTGCTGGAGCAGATCCAATGGCTGGAATCATGTGATTAATTCCTTGTTCAGGCACAACTCCAATATAAAAACCTTGATCTCTGTCGCCGTTGATGAATATACAAACCACAGTGACTCCAAGATCAGGGGGCGTGAACCACATGCCATAACTGTTTCTATTGCCAGGATATGTGCCTGCTCCTGAACTGGTTCCCGACTTGGGCGTGGCACCATAGAAGCTGGGCAGATAATCTACCGTGGTCCACTTGGTATCATCATTCATGTTGCCGTCGTTGAAGTTGGTAATGAACACTTGTAATCGCCCTGCTCGTGTGGGGTCAATGTTGTTCATTACTATGCCCAGGAACGGTCCGTTCTCTGATGGGTATCCGCCACGGTCTAGTTTGTAATTCCCGGGACGTCCACGACTGCGTTGCGTATTTTCTGCCATTGTAGGTCCTTAGTAGTCTTTCACTATAGTTTGCGGGTCTGAATCTGTTTGTAGTTCTGCGTTGGCATCAATAAAATTCTGATTCACTCCTATTGGTGGTGGTGCTCGAAACTGATTTAGTCCAATATTTTCTCCGTTACTGCTGGTTGAAGAGTTTTGTTGAGGACCCGGAGACGAGTCATCATTGGGTGTGGTGCTGGTAATTGATGCACTGGCTGTTTCGGTGTTATCAACTTGTGCTGGTGCTTGTTTTGCACCTCCAGCTCTGGGTGTTGATGCAGTGTCTTCTGATCTGCCATTGGATCCATCGTTTGCAACTGAATTACTTGGTTGTGTCACTGCGTTCTTTAAATTTTCAACAGGGTACACATACAACGTTCCGTCAATGGTTTGTTCAAATCTTCCTTGTCGGAATTCAGATACACATTTAACTGCTTGGTACACATAACTGTTGAGTGGTTTTCTAGCGCCGCCTTCACGACCGTAAGGATTGGCCAAGCCAGTGGTTATGTCGTAGTCTTGTGGTCGTTGCCATTCAATTGAAAACATCACCTGTTGTGAATCAAAATTTATAGTGCCATCAGGCAAGAAGCCGCTGTAATTAAAGTTGCCAATTCCAACTCCGCCAGCTATACTGCCTTGTTGGATCCAGCCAGGATCACCCACAATCTTAACTTTGCCTTTGGCCAGGTCACTGGGATTGTACAATGACTCTGCCGCATTTGCACCAATCTCGTTGGCATCTGACTCTGCTCCTGATCGTGTTTGATCGCTGGCTGCCTGCCATGTGTATTTTGT